ATTCAGCATACCATGCTTTGATTTCTAAAATTGTCTCTAAATTACCCTTTTTATTAAGCCCCTTAGGATTTTCAACCTTAATTGAACGAAGTAGATTACCTGAGGATACAGAATCATTAGCACGTAGATTTTCTATCATCTTGCCTTTGATAATTTGACCTGTTTGGGCCTGTAGTTTCTCTAACTCAGTAAATTCGTTCATCGTACTTTATATGATCTTTGTTGTTGACGTTTTATTTCTTTTTGTTCCTGTAGGCCTCTATCTCGCTCAAATGATAAGAAGTTAAATACAAATGGTACTTTTAAATCTGTAATAGTTTTGTCTCCAGTGAAGTTAAGGATGGAACTTTTCGCGAGGAAGTGAAGAGTTGCAAACCATCCCCAATGTTTGGAAAAACTGTCTCCTTCGCTAATTTCATCATCTCCCGTT